TGATAACATTATCCGACGACGCCGGCATCTCATTCTAATTGCGCAAAACCAAACAGGTTTGAATAATATCTTCAGGATGATTTCTACATCATTTCAGGGAGATAATTTTTATCGTTATCCTCGTGTTGACTACGATCTTCTAGATAAACATAGTGAGGGGGTAATTGCAGCTTCAGCGTGTCTTGGAGGTGTATATGCGGGTAACTACTGGGATAACCGTGATGACGGTGAAGAGGCGGTCTTACGCGCCATGCGCGAAACCACAAAACGAATGAAGAATATCTTTGGTAAAAGATGGTACGGAGAACTGCAGTGGAACAACATACCAGAACAACACGAGCTTAATAAATATGTGCTGCAGATGCGTGATGAGTTTGATATTGATGTCATCTCCACTGCTGATAGTCACTATCCAACACCAACGGCTTGGAAAGATCGCGAATTATACAAGCGACTAGGTTTTCTTAATAGACCAAACAAGCCAGAGTGGATGACATCCGAACTTCCAATTGATGTAGATGAGATTGGATATGAACTCTATCCAAAGAACGGCGATCAGATGTGGGAGTCGTATAAGAAATACTCAGAAGAATGTGGCTATGAGTACGACGATCAGGTTATTTACGATTCACTTACGACAACTCACTGGATTGCTCATGAGCTTATTGAAGACTTTATGCCAGATGATACTGTTCGTCTCCCAGGCTTTGTTGTCCCTGAAAACCAGACGGCAACTCAGGCACTCGCTCGTGCCTGCATCACAGGACTGACTGATCTTGGATTGCATGAGAATGATGAATATGTTAAGAGACTCAAGCATGAGCTTCATGTAATTGACGACAGGGGTTTTAGTAAATACTTTTTGACTATGAAAGCCATTGCCGACAAAGCAAATGAAAATATGCTGTCCGGTCCCGGACGCGGCTCTGCTGCAGGGTCTTTGGTTGCATATGTTCTAGGCATTACACAGGTTGACCCAATCAAATATGGGCTTCTGTTTAGTCGCTTCTTGCGTGCAGATGCTACAGACTATCCTGATATTGATTACGATGTTAGCGATGCTTTTGGCTTGAAAGAGATCCTTGCTGAAGAGTGGGGAGAGACGACAGTTGTTCCGATCTCTAACTTTAACACGCTGCAGCTACGTAGCTTGATTAAAGACATCAGTAAGTTCTACGAAGTGCCCTTTACTGAGGTAAATCCTGTAACTTCTAAGATGATGCAAGAAGCAACGCCAAGAGCCAAACAGGCACATGGTGTGAAGGCTGGAGTTTATATCCCGACCTTCGAAGAGATTATGGAATACTCAGAATCTCTGCAAAGCTTCCTCAACAAATATCCACATATTAAGACACACGTTGAAGCCTTGTATGGACAGGTGCGCTCGACTAGTCGTCATGCTGGTGGAGTTGTGATTGGAGAAGACTTAGATAAACACATGCCTCTAATCAATTCAGGCGGCGTTGTGCAGACGCCGTGGTCCGAAGGACAAAATGTCCGACACTTAGAACCGCTTGGGTTTATTAAGTTTGACTTGTTGGGGCTATCGACCTTGGAAATGATCCAAGGCGCAGTTGAACACATTCTTAAACGGCATCATAAGATTGAGAGTCCTACGTTTGATCAAGTTAAGGATTGGTATGATAAACATCTCCATCCAGATTCAATTGATCTCAATGATAAGAAGGTTTATAGGAATATCTTTCACAAGGGCAAGTTTGTCGGCATCTTCCAGTTCACAAATGAGGGTGCACAAAAGTTTTGCATGAAAGCAAAGCCAAACAATATTATTGACATTTCAGCTATTACGTCAATCTATCGACCAGGACCGTTGAGTGCTGATGTAGATGATCTCTATGTCGATGCTAAAGAGAATCCAAGCAGGATTCCATACGCACACGATATTGTAAAAGAGGTCACTGAAGAGACGGCGGGCTTCCTCATCTTTCAAGAACAGATCGCCCTCTTGGCGAACAAGCTTGGCGACAACATCTCTTTGGATGAAGCTAACAAGTTACGCAAACTCCTTACAAAGAAAGGAACAGGTAAAGGCGCGAGAGAAAAGAATAAGATCCGCAAGAAATTTGTCGATGGTTGTATGCAGAAGAAGATTGACCAAGCTACAGCAGAAGCGATGTGGAAGAAGTTTGAATACTTCTCAGGCTACGGCTTCAACAAGTCTCATGCTGTGTCCTATTCTATCCTATCTTACCAGTGTGCATGGCTTCTGAATTATTATCCCGCTGAGTGGATGGCTGCATTTCTTGACAAAGAGCCAGAGAAGCGGAAAGAAGCTGCAATCAACTTGGCACAAAAATATGGATTTGATATTGAACCAGTTAACATCAACACATCAAGTTGGCACTGGGACATCTCCAAAGACGGCAAGACAATGATCCAGCCTCTAAGTTCAATCAAGGGACTGGGGGACAAAGCTATTGAGCAAATTATTGACAATAGACCCTTCAACGATGCAGAAGAGTTGCTCTTCAATGAAGATATTGTTTATTCAAAATTCAACAAAAAAGCTATGGATGTGCTCTGCCGCTGTGGTGCCATGAGAAATCTGCTTGATGATAGGTTTACAGGAATGAAACACTTTTGGGCAGCATGTGTAGCTGACCGACCAAAGAATAAAAAGAAGTTGCTTGAGAACATAGACTTGTACAAGCCAGAGGGCGAGTATTCAGATGAGGAGAAGATTGAAAATATCTCTTCCCTAACTGGTATCTTTCCAATTAGTCTTGTTATGACACGCGATGTTAGGGAGAGACTAGAACACTACATGGTGCCCCCTCTGGGTGCAAGAGATCCAGAGCTTGGCAATGTTGTTTGGTTTATTCCGCGAGAGATTATTCCAAAGAAAACTAAGACAGGCAGAACGTATTGGATCCTCAGAGTTATTGATAGCACCTCAACGGTTACAAGTATTAGATGTTGGGGAGTTAAAGAGGGTAAGGACAAGCTTCATGTCAACAGACCATACATGGCAAAGCTAGACTATGATCCAGCGTGGGGTTTCTCAACAAAATCAATAAAACATAATTTTAGACTTTTAGGTTGACAAATAGAAAAAGGAGCTTATAATGGGTAGTATGTCTCGTAAAATTAAACGAAACAAAGAAAAGAAAGCCAAGAAAGAACTTGCAACAAAGGTTGCTTTGTTTGGAAAACTGGGCGATGCATGCATGACGTGTGAAAAGCCTTTTGATAAAAACAACAAAGAACAGGTTATGTCTTGGTCTGTTGTCGTGCGAGAGCATGAAGAAAAAGTTAACTTGTACTGTCCCGAATGTTGGGACAAAGCAAAAACAATTGTAGAAGAATTTAGAAAACACTTGGAGGAGAAAAATGATTCTTGAATATGTTAGAGTTAGAGAGGCAGCTAGACCGCCTGAGAGGGCTAATCCAAGCGATGCTGGTTTAGATGTGTTCCACAATCCAGAAAACACTGAGACAGTAACACTAAAGCCTGGTGAAAATGCAGTGCTCCCAACTGGAGTGCGTTTTGGTGTACCACATGGTTTTATGTTGCAGGTTATGAATAGGTCAAGTATGGCTGCAAAAAGAGGATTGGTTGTTGGCGCACATTGCGTCGATAGCGGATATGATGGTGAAGTTTTTATCGATCTGCACAACATCGGAAATGAACCCCAACAGATTCAGTCTGGTGATAAAATAGCTCAAGTCGTCTTGGTGCCAGTGGTGCCCTTCCGCGCACTTGAAACTAATACAGGCAATCTATATGACTGGTATCCGATTACGATTTCTAATCGAGGCGACGGTGCCTTGGGGAGCACAGATCGATGATATCGAACAAGAGCTTTGAGCCTGGCGAAGATCATTTGCCATATAGAAAAGCACTCGCTGGACACGATTTCGGCTTTGGCGATGTAAGAGAGGAGAACGATACTATGGAAAAGAAAAAAGGATGCAAGAAGTGTGGAAAAGAAAAAGCATGTAAACCCAAAAAAGAGAAAGTCAACAGCCCGGACCACTATAACGCTGGGGAAATCGAAGTTATCGATGCCATTGAAGATTGGAACCTTGGTTTTAACGACGGAAATGCGATTAAATATATTGCGAGACATAAGCATAAAGAAGATCCCACACAGGATATTGAAAAAGCTATTTGGTACCTCCAAAGGCACTTGAACAACTTAAAGAAAGCGGAGGCAAAATGAATTTTAAAAGCTTTAAAGAGAGCTTGTCATTTGACGATGTACTTCTTGTGCCGCGCTACAGTGAAGTCGAGAGCAGATCTCAGGTCGATGTAGGCAGCAACTTAGACGAAAGCCTTTCGTTTTCGCTTCCGGTAATATCTAGTCCTATGGATACTGTAACTGAGTCTTCAATGGCGCTTGCACTGCACCGCGCCGGCGGACTAGGAGTCATTCATAGATACAACACAATAAATCAGCAAGCAGATATCGTTAAAGAAGTGCTAGCACAAGATGAAAGTGTTCCGGTTGCTGTAGCCATCGGCGCCACAGGAGATTATCTAAAACGTGCTGAGAGGGCACTACATTTAGGCGTGAGAGTGCTGTGTATTGACACTGCTCACGGTCACCACATCGCGATGGAGCGAGCAGTTAAAACTTTAAAAGATAGTTACGGGAGCAAGCTACATATTATGGCTGGCAACGTTGCAACCCTGGAGGGCTTTGATGCGCTAGCTAAATGGGGAGCAGACAGCATACGTGTTGGTATAGGTGGGGGGAGTATATGTTCAACCCGACTAGTTACAGGGCATGGAATGCCGACATTGGAGAGTATAATGGAGTGCTCGCAAACAGCACACTCAGTAAAGATTATTGCAGACGGAGGGATTAAGACCAGTGGCGATATCGTAAAAGCTCTAGCCGCAGGAGCTGACTTTGTAATGATTGGTTCTATGTTAGCAGGGACAGAGGAGACACCAGGTGAGACATTTTATAGCAACTCAGGGAAAAGGTATAAGGTATACAGAGGAATGGCTTCCGCCGAAGCACAGTCAGACTGGCGAGGAAAGTCATCAACACCAGAAGGAGTCGCGACCACAGTTGCCTACAAAGGAGAGGTTGCTCCTATATTGGATAACCTTATGGGCGGCATTAGGAGTGGATTTAGTTATTCTGGTGTACGTACACTAAAAGAATTTCAAGTAAAGGCTAAGTTTATCCGCCAAAGCAACGCCGGCCAGATAGAAAGCTCTACGCACATTATGAGGCAGAAATGAAATATATATTTATACTAGCCTTATTGTTTGCTGGCTGTAAGGAACCAAAATTATATGAGTGTCATGGTTGGGAAAAAAGACCATGTATGTGTCCGAATGGAGAAATCGGCACTCAAAAGTGTTCGCGTGGACCTGCTTTTGCAGACCCACCACCAGTTAGGACATGGCTCCCATGCAAGTGTTGCTATATCTTTAAAGAGG